AACCTTTATGTGGTGGAAGCCAACCTATTTCGACTCGACAAGTATATATTTGTGAACAACACAATATACACACGTGAACATTCAGTTAACATTGAGGATAATGCAATAATACATTAAATACGTTGTGAATACAACAATATTAATGCAATAATTGCAAATAAATTTGGATACGTAGGTTATTGTTCGTATATTTAGGTGATGCAATAGGCGGTATGGGTAGAAGACTACGACGGTAGTAATTACTCAGTTGGCGACGGGTACTCCTATACTTATTACTTATACTTTTATACCGCGGTACTTACTACTTTATTATTACACACTGAATTATATATTATAGCTATAACCACACCATATACCGTACGCATGCATACCCCCATAATACCACGCGCGTTGGTGTCCATATAGCGTGTATATGTGAAAAAAAAGGTGTAGGTATATTTATGACTCGAACACGATCTTACACCATCGATTGTATATACTTATATTTTATGAAAATACTAAAATTAATAGATAAATGGTTTATGGATGAATTATATAAAATTTATCCTAATCTTACTGCTCACATGAAAAAAGATGAAACACCTAAAAGAAAATAATATGGGATATTGGCAACATTGGAGGTTAGCAATGTTGTCTTCATTAGCATTATTCATACACGCATGGTTCCCAGATATACTTAAAAATTATGCATCAGAAAGGATTTGCCCTAAGCAACACAAACCCAAGTAATGCTAAAATAGAAAAAATACAAGTAACTACTATACTTATTCCTATTGTTAATTTAAAATAAACTCCTAAATATTCGGAAAATTTTTTTTGTTTCATAATATTAAGATTAGGCCCCCCAAAAGGGGGCCTTTTTCCATTTAGACCCAAATGATAGAAAATCATAAAATGGCAACTGTCTTCTTTCGAAAACTTTTTGGGTCCGAGGAAAATATATATTTATATTTTAATACCTATTTAAAAAATTAGGATCCGCCCCTAACGCTTTAATATTGTTTTTAATGGTTTGTATCTCCGTAAATGCTTTGTTAAAATTCTTCTCCGTCGCATTAACATCATTATTTAAAATATTCTGAATATTCGCAATATCCTCCCCCATATTACCTATTCGTTTTTTAATTTTTGTTAAATTTTCATACGAATCTTTTTCCATAATCTCTTTTACCTCATTCATATGCCCTGTCATATTATCCAGCTTTTCTTGCATGTCAGCATATCTTATAGAAGAGATATTTGTGGAATGTTGATTCGACTCCAGTAACGACGTATGTGAAGATTTTACATGACGCAATAATACTACACCATAAACAACACCTACTGTTAAAATACCACTAATAAAATAAATTAATTCCATATAACTAATATACGAAAATACATGAGGTAATCCACATAATTTTTTAAAATAATTTATATTAAGTAATATATACGTATTTATATATGTGGGGATGTAAAAGAGAAAGAGTCGTTTTACTTCTTTTTATTAAATAAAGGTATAGTTAAACTAACTGTAAAACCACCAATTGAAGTAGCCATTAAATCCTTTTTATCAAATTTTTGTTCATACATTTCTGAATCCGCTAATTCCTTAGCTAACCCCGCTAATGTAGAAAAAGCAATACCTCCTAAAATAGCCTTCTTTTTATCTTTTGTTCTTTGATAAACAAAATCATACCCTAAAGAACCAAAAACTATCCCTGCTGCAAAATGAAGTTGTTTATCTTTTTCTTTAAAATCTTGGAAAAATAAAAAAGTAGGTAATAATAAAATAATAAGGAGCTTTCTCATATTTATAAATATAATAATTAAATAAATTATGGCAACTTATACATCAGATCAATTATATGGAGCAGGAGTAGCGACGGAAGAAATTTCTGGTGCTACAACTTTTCTTTTTGGAAACTCTTCAACGGGTTCTGTTTATTTTACAATGGAACAAGTTAGAAATGCAGATGGTAACTATTCGGGTAGTTCAACTACGAATGCAGTAGGTACTTTTAGTTCTTTTAGTGGAATCGATTCCTCAACTTTAGTCACTTCTTCTTATAAGTGGTCTGTTGTTTTACAACCTAATACAATAGCAACCCTTCAATTTGCGCCAACTTCTACAATAGCAGCAGGTTCTTCAATGTTAAGAGGTACGGGTGATTTGGAATTAACAATTTCTTAAAATTTCCCTGCGCATCCATTTGGCTACCCAGGATATCTTTCGTATATTTACGGCATAATAATAATAATAAAGGTTATGTCAAATTTAGATCAAGTGTTAGAATTCATTAAAAATTCAAATCAATCAGAAATTAGTAATATTAGAAGACAAGTTGAAATTCGTAGATCAGAAATAAACTACGATATTAAATCAGAATTTAAAGTAGGTGATATTGTAAGTATTAATCATAAAAAAATGGATCCTAATAAAACATTTAGGATTAGTAAAATTAATAATAAAAATATTAAAGTAGTTTCTACAAGTGATAGATTTGATATGTATACAGTTTCACCAAGTTTATTAATTAAAAAATAAAGGTTATGAGAAAGTTTTTTAAAAAATATGAAGAAAAAATAGATATGATAACGGGATTTTTATTTATAGCGTTAGTATTCTATTTATTTTATTTTTCACTTTGGGTATTTTATTAAAAAGTACTGCACAGGAAGCTTGGCTACCCAGGCTTCCTTTCGTATATTCACATCATATTAATAATTAAATAATAAATAAAAGTTATGTTAGATTTAAAATCAAGTAAATATTTAAGTAAAGATGAGTTAAGAGAAATCGCTCCAAGTATATTCTCAACAAAACCCTCTCCTGAGGTTTCAAGTAAGTATTCACATATTCCAACTGATAAGTTAATTGATGATATGCAATTACTAGGATGGAATGTAATAGATGCTAAAGAAGTTAAAGCTAGAAAAGTAGATACTATAGGTTATCAAAAACACCTTGTAGTATTTAGAAATGATGATATTGTAATTAATCAAATGCCTAATAATATTAGAGAATCAATTACTTCTCCTACGGGTTATAGAAGAACTGATGGTACGTTTGCTAAGAAAAACCCAATTGATACTGTTTTTCCACAAATATTATTAACTAATTCACATGATGGTAAAAATGCATTTACCTTTACTGCTGGTTTATTTAGAATGGTTTGTGAAAATGGTTTAGTTATTTCTACTAATGAATTTGAAAAAGTAGCAATTAGACATATGGGTTATGATTTTGAAGAGTTACAAAAACAAATTACTGAAATGGTGGAAAGATTACCATTAACAGTAGAATCAATGAATAATATGATTGATACTAAAATGAACCAAAAGTCAATTCTTAAATTTGCTAAAGATATGTTAGCAGTTAGATTCCCAGAAGATGAATTAAGAAGAATTACTATTGATATGGATGAGTTTATTACTCCAGTTAGACCTGAAGATAAAGGTGATGATTTATGGAGTGTATTTAATACTATTCAGGAAAAAATTATTGAAGGTGATTTTGAATATACAGTAGGTACTAAGCATAGAAAAGCTAGACAGATTAAAAACTTTAAACAAGATATGGATTTGAATAGTAAGATGTTTGATGTTGCACTTCAATACATAAATGCATAATGAGTTTAACTAGAATTTCAGTTGAGGAAGCTAAGGGGTATATACCATTAAAAGAAAATTATGGTAATAAAGGAGTAGAATTTGCTAAATATTTTACTTTAACCCCTAGCTCCAAAGGTGAAGGATGGGAAGATATTACATATTATACGGCTAAAAAAATAGGTTTATATTCTGATAAAGGAGAAGGAGATCAGTGGGTGTATGTTTTATCAAATCCCACTACCCCTGATTTATTAAAAATAGGTTATACTAAAAAAACACCTGATGAGAGGGCTAAACAAATATCCTCTGCTACAGGTGTTGCCTTACCTTATAAAGTAGAATGGGCTTATAAATGTTTTAATGGAGAAACAATTGAAAGGGAAGTTCACCATAAATTAGAAAGTTATAGAGTAAATATGCAAAAAGAATTTTTCCAAATCAGTTTGGAAGAAGCAAAACAAGCAATTAGTTTAATAGGAAATAAATATAAATAAAATGTCAGAACAAGATAAAATAGATAATAGAAAATCAGATTTAGTAGCGGATTTATTAGCTACACAAACAGTTATGGATGAAGTATGGAGATACCACCCAGATAATCCAAATAAAAAAGATATAATTAAGGAGTATAAAATACTTGAAAAAATAAAATCAGATATTGAAAAAGAATTAGCGGAATTAGAAAAATAGTACATATTTATAACCAAACGTTCATATGTACATATATAACGCAAAATTAGATAGAGTTGTTGATGGGGATACTGTTGACGCTTCAGTAGATTTAGGATTCGATACCTGGAAAAAGGTAAGAATTAGATTAGTAGGTATTAACACACCAGAATCTCGTACTAGAGATTTGGAAGAAAAAGCTAGAGGTTTAGCTGCCAAACAATTTGTTGTTGATATGTTTAAAAAACATAAAAATACTTTTATTTTACAATCACAGGGAGTTGGGAAATTTGGTAGATGTTTAGGAGAGATATTTTTTGGTGATGTTAAATTAAATGATTTATTAATTACAGAAGGACATGCTGTACAATATAATGGTGGTAAAAGATGATAGATAAGAATAAGATTTTTAATTTGTTTGTTGATGGTAAGGAAATTACAGATGAAAAAACAAAAAAGAAAATTAGACAATTTATGGAAGGACCAGTTGCTAAACTGGGGATGTTCGTAAAATTAATTCAAAACCACCAAGTATTTCATGATAAACTAGAAAAATTTTTAAAACATGAAAAACCTAGTTTTAACCAAAATACAACAAAAGAAGCTTCTGAATATTCTATTTTTAATAAATCTTGGGAATACATTAATGAAATAGATTTATCCCATCATGATGATGTAAATGCTATAATAAATTTTGACCCTAAATTACTTTTTAATGCTCTAGATATGTCTATAAAATATTTCGAGGGGGTTGAAGAATATGAAAAGTGTGCTCATCTTTATGATATTCAAGAAATAGTAAGAAGAATTTAAAAAATAACTTGGAATACCTCCTTTCTTCTCGTATATTTATATCACGGGTTTAGGAAAAAGGGATAGAGATAAAGGTTGATAAGAGGGGGTTGGATAAAAAATAAAAATAAAGTTTATAAAATATGAGAAATAGAAATTTACTATATAGAAAAATAGAGGCTTTAGATAGCACATTACTTAACTTACATAGAATTGTAAACACTCAGGAACCCGTAGAAACATATAGAAAGGGACTTAATAAGGCTCAGGATATAATGGAAGATATTAAGGGTATAATTGAAAGAGAGCCTTTTTCTGCGGATGAACAAAATCCTATCAGATAATAAGTGTGAATAGATTAAACAAATTAATAAATGCTTTTGGTAACCTTGATTTAATTTATGAAGGTATAAAAAATAAAGTGTTTACTAAGGCGGAAGTTGAGGAAATAGCCTCTATTAGAGCTCAAATTTGTTCGCAATGTGAATATTTTGATATGTCCGGAGCTCACTGTGCAGTACCAGGAACTCCTCCTTGTTGCGCGGAATGTGGATGTATTATAAATTTAAAAGTAAGGTCTATGTCAGCGGGCTGTCCTAAAAATAAATGGTTACCTTTCATACCTAAAAAAATGGAAGATACATTAAAAGAAAATTTAAAATAAAAGTTATGAAATTATCAGCAGAACAAATTCAAGCAAATTGGGAAATATTTTTAGCCAATATTAAAGTACATATCCCAGGAAATAGGGGAGAACAATTACTTAATTTTTATAAACGTTATGAGGAGAGGGTTATATTAATGCCTGCTGCTCATAAAAAGGAATATCATGGTGCATTCCCAGGTGGTTATGTTGCCCATGTAAATAGAGTAGTAGAAGGATCTCTTAGATTATATGATATGTGGGAAGAAATGGGTTGTGATATGACTACATTTACTAAAGAAGAATTAATATTCTCAGCTATTAATCATGATCTAGGTAAATTAGGAGATAAAGATCATGATGCTTATATTCCCCAAACGGATCAATGGAGAAAAGATAAATTAGGTGAAGATTATATGTTTAATAAAAAATTAGCATTTTGTTCTGTACCTGATAGGGGATTATTTTTACTACAACAACATGATATTTCTTATTCATTTAATGAAATGATAGCTATACAAACACATGATGGTTTATATGATGATGCTAATGTAAAATACCTTAAAACGTTTTTACCAGAACAAAAACCACGTACATCACTTCCTTATATTTTACATCAAGCGGATTTAATGGCTGCACGTATAGAATTTGAACAAGAATGGTTACCTAAACTAAAAGGAGAAAATAGCGTGGAGGGGCAAAAAGAAAATTATACATTAAGGTCGAAAACTAGTACAAAATCAAAAGCCCTAAACACATTATCAAGTCCCGGGCTAAAAAATATGCTAGATAATTTATGATACTAGAAATAATTATTGGGATATTAACATTATTGGTCAGTATATTAGGTTATACGACCTTTAATCTTTTAACTAAAAATGAAAAAGCAGAGGACATTATAGTTTCCCAACAAGAATTTATAGATAAAGTAGAGGAGCACATCATCTTCTCTGAAAAAAGACTTAAACAAATAGATGAAAAAGGTACGTTTAGGTCAGATGATGAAATCGGTTGGTTTTTTAAAGAAGTACAAAAAATTCAAAATAAGTTATCACAATTTAAAATAACCAATAATGCGCAAGAGAAGGAAAAAAAGTAAAAATTACTTTACTCAAGAAACAGAGGATGCTATAGTAAGATACAATAATGAGCCTGATTCTAAGGTACGTAGTGATATTTACCAAAAGGAAATACATTTTGCCTTCTTTAAATTAACTCAGAATATAATTCATACTTTTAAATTTTATCATACGGAAGTAGAAAATTTAGAACATTTGCAACATGAGATTATAACTTTTCTTTTATCTAAAATGCATTTATTTGATCCTAGTAGAGGTGCTAAAGCGTATTCTTATTTTGGTACTATAGTAAAAAGATGGTTGATATTATATAATACTAAAAATTATAATAAAAAAATAAAAAAAGTTGGGGTTGAAGCATTAACTAAACCTACATCTACACATACTTACAATCAAGGAGATGAAAGAGTTAAAAGTGATTTAGATAAATATGTAGATATATTTGTTGAACATGTAACTAATAATATATTTGAGTTATTTCCTAAAAAAAATGATGCTCAAATAGCAGATGCTATTTTAGAATTATTTCGTAAAAGAGAAGATTTAGAAGTATTTAATAAAAAAGCTTTATACATCTACATAAGAGAAATGGTAGATGTAAAAACCCCTAAAATTACTAAAATAGCAGATAAACTACATACAATATTTAAATCTAATTATATTTTTTATCTAGAAAATGGTTATACTAGATTCTAAACCTTATCTATATCCATATTTATAATAAAAACATTATGGGAAATTTAGATAATATTATATTTAAAAAGAAAAAATTTTCTGATATCCTTAGTGAAATTTACGACAACCAAAAGAAAAAAGAAGCACAAATAACAGGATTAATATCCGAGTTAAAACCACTTATAAATGATATAGGTGATGCTACTTTAATTGTCCCTTTAATTAAAGAATATATGGAAATTGGCGTTCGTAACGATGAACAATTAATTAAAATGGCTACTATAGTGCAACGTGCATTAAATAATAGTAATAGTGAAAATTCACTGGGTATAACGGAAGAAGAAAAAGAAGAATTAATGGCAGAATTAGATAAATTAAATACTAATTTTGATAATAAAAAAGAGTAATGTCATACGGATTTACAAGTGTAAATAACCAAGTAACTTCTGGTGGTAATGACCAATCTAATTTAATTGGTCTTATTAGTGGATTAGGGGATAATATGATATCTGTAAGAGTTACGGATATTATTTTAGATGAAACCCACCCTAAATTTGAACAGTATGGGGCATGGAATGGTATTGGTACAATTCTTTATGATGAAATTAAACCAGGTCCTAATGTTAAAAATGGAGAACCTTTTGCAAGACCTTTATTTCCTAATATAAAAAACTACCCCGTAGTAAATGAATTAGTTGTTGCATTTTTCTTACCAAATCAAAATATTAATAGTGGAATTGAAAGTAAATCTTATTATTATTTGCCTCCTATTTCAATTTGGAACACGCCAAATCTAAACGCTATTCCAGATACACTAACAGCAGGTGTTAAAACAACTCAACCTTCACAAAGAAAAACCTATGAAGAAATAGAAGAAGGACAAATAATTAGAGGAAGTACTGAACAAGTAGAATATAATTATAACTCTCCTTTAATTGGGGGAAGCTTTGAACCAAAAAGTAATATTAGACCATTATTATCATTTGCAGGGGATGTAATTTTTGAAGGTAGATTTGGAAATTCTATTAGATTAGGAAGTACTACAAAATCTAAAATAACTTTTGAACCAGATGAACTTAATGTTTCACCTGGTACAAATGTAAATAAAGAATTTTATTCAAGGAATAATTGGTCAACACAAGGTAATAATGGTGATCCAATATTAATTTTAAGAAATGGTAATTTACTAACAGATGAACCAGGTTATATACCCATGGTTGAAAATATAAATGAAGATCCTTCTTCTATCTACTTAACTAGTACACAAACTATACCTTTAACTACTAATTTTAATTCATATCCAGCAATAACAAATGAACCAAGAAGTATTTCCACCTATAGTGGTAGTCAAGCAATAATTTCTTCAGAAAGAATAGTTGTTAATGCAAGTAAGGATAACGTAATAATTGATTCAAATGATAATATAGCACTTTCGTCAATTAATGATATTGGTTTATTTACAAGAAACGGTGAAATAAACTTAACTGGAAAAAGAGTTAATATAGGTAATATTAATTCAAGTGAGGGTGTCATACTAGGTAATAAATTTATAACAGATTTAAAATTTCTTTTACAAGAAATGAAGATATTAGTTAATAATCTTAGTTTGGAGCCAAAACTAATACGTACACAAGGTGCTGCTGATAATGTTAATGTTCAAATTCAATCTATTTTAGATAATATTGATACTTATACCTCAAAAACTATAAAAATATCATAATGGAGCTAGGACCTGAAGCATTAGATCAGTTAATTAATAAGTTTATGGATTCTGAAGAGGGAAGAAATCTAATAGATAATGAAACTATTGAACTGTTAATTGAAGAAAGAAAACAACTACAAGCAACTTATACTGCTTTAACTTTAAAAGAAGGTGAAACAGGAGGGAATGAAGCAATAGATGAAGCAAAAACAGAATTAAGTGATAAAATTCGATCAGTTAATAGAAATATTGCTTCTAGAACACCTTCTTTTACTAGAAAAGTAAATTCACCAACATCAAAAGATCCTATTACTAATCTCCCAGTTGAAGTAAAAGTAAACTATGTTTATAAAATAACTGGAAGAGTATATGATGCAACTGGAACAAAACCTTTAAAAGGAGTTAAAGTAACACCTGGTGTTTATGCAGATATAAATCCTCCACCAACAAGATCTTTACAACAGTTAGAGTTATCAACAACAGAAATAAATCTTGATCCTTCTAATTATACCTATACCCCAGTTCCTTTTTTACATATTAAAAAAAGTACTGAAAAAGAATTTGACGTAAATGTTTATGAAAAAGATAAAGGGTTTGTTTATAGTGACAAAGATGGTAATTTTACTATTCAAGTTACTTTACCCACTATTGATTTTAACAAAACAACACCTTTATTTTTTGCGTTGATAATGACTAAAAAGGGCTATTTACCTCAAAAAGCCTTAATAGTAAAAGGTGATAGAACAATAAGAACAGATTTAAAAGCTGTTAGTGTAACAAGTATTAAGGATGTTGGTGATATTATAGCTAAAGAAGCTGTTGTAAGAACAAACCAGTATTTAGATGAAAAAGTAGATAAATTTGTTTTGGAGCCTACTGAATTGGTCTTAAATGCTAGACAAAAAAGTATTAGTAAATTAACTAATATTGTCCAAACAAAGCTATTACCCCTAGCTATGCAGTTATTACTTGCTTTTGGAATTGCTAAACTTTCGGAACAAGAACAAAAAACTTGTCCCTCCCCTACTGCTCTTCAAAGTGTTATAAATAGAAGAAATGGTGTAACAAGGCAGTTAAATAATGTTTATAAATCAGTTATTACTAATACTGCAATTGCTGGTGTGTTTGCTTTATTAGCAAAACAATTAAAAGGAATAAGCTTAAGATTGGATAGTATACCAGCTCCCCAAGCTATTGGTACTCCACCAAGTAAAGATTTTGGTGGTTTAATTTCTGCTTTACCTTATTCTTTTACAGGAAAAATACAAAGAATAAAAGATTTAATAGAAGAAATATCTGAAAATAACAAACAGTTAAATAAAAAGTTAGTATTAGCACTAATATATATTTTAGCTGCTATTGTAACAATTTTACTTCTATTAAAAGCAATAGATAATTTAACACAAGAATGTGCCGAAGAGTTAGATGTTGAATTTACTCCCGAAGCACTTGATGAAGAATTAGTAGCTCTTACAGTCCAACAGGGATTAGATGGTAATCCTTCTATCAACGAAATAAATGGTTTTATTTTAAGTGTTGAAACTGATGATTCAAATCCTGTTGGTGAACTAAAACGTAGAAGAGCAGTAGCAAAAGATAATAGAGGTGTTACACTTTTACAAGGTGAACTATCGTTTAGTTCAAATGATCAAATTTTAATAGATGAACTTGTATTTTATATACAACAAAATAATTTAAAAGCTTAATAAATTAATATTTATAATAAATCAATAATTATGAAAATAAGTCAATTGAAAAAAATAATTAAAGAAGCCGTAAAAGAGGCTATACAAGAAGAAATGAAAGATATACTTCTTGAGGCAGTTAAAGTTCCAAAAACAATAGTTGAGACTAAAAAATCAACAACTCCTCAATTCGAACAACAAAAACCATTAACAGATGGAAAGAAAAAAGAATTAAGAGAGAATATGATGAATGTTTTAAATGGAATGATGCCGGGAGCTAATGGTACTTTATCAGCTACATCAGCTGACGTGCCTTTACAAGTCAATGGTCCTATGGACACAACTTCAGCTAATGGTACCTTACCAGCTGGTAATGTTAGTATGGATCAAATTATGGGTTTAATGAATAGTAAATAAGAATTATGGCATTTGGTGCAAGAAGAGTATATCCTAATGATACTAGACCTAGAGTTGCTATTGGTGTTAATTTACCTTTTAGCGAACCTGGAGTCTTTCAACCTAATTATCAAACTAGAGATGCTATTAAAAATAATTTAATTAATTACTTTTTAACGAACCCAGGTGAAAGACCTGGTAACCCTACTTTTGGTGCAGGTTTAAGAAAATTTATATTTTCTAGCATAACTAATGAAAACTTTGAGTTTATAAAAGAAGATTTACAAGAAAAAGTAAATATATTTTTTTCAAATATAAATTTAGAAGACATAGAAATTTCAAAAAATGTAAATGCAAATACAATTAATGTATCTATAAAATATAGTATTCCTCAAACAGGAATTAATGATGAATTATTATTAAATTTTAGTTAATGGCAACAGGTAATAGAAATGTAACATATGTAAATAGAGATTTTAACTCCATAAGGAGTCAATTAATTAACTATTCCCAAACATATTTCCCTAATACTTATACAGATTTTAGTGAAACTTCTCCGGGTATGATGTTTATTGAACAAGCATCTTATGTAAGTGATGTATTAGCTTTTTATCTAGATAATCAAGTTCAAGAAACATATTTGCAGTATGCTCAACAATTTAATAACATTTATAATTTAGCTTACATGTATGGGTATAAACCCAAAGTAACGGGACTAGCAACTGTAACAATGGCTTTATACCAGCAAGTACCAGCTAAAACTGAAGGAGGAGCAACTGTACCAGATTATAGTTATGCATTATTAATTCCTGCTAATTCTTCTGTAAGTTCGAATTCAGGAACAAATTTTATCCTACAAGATCAATGTGATTTTTCAGTTTCTAATTCAATAGATACAACTGAAGTTACTATTGCTTCTGTTTCCTCTAATGAACCTAATTATTTTTTACTTAAAAAAACAAGAACTGCAGTCTCCGGTGAAATAAGAACTGAAGAATTTGATTTTAGTTCTTATAGTCAATTCCCAACAATTAGTATAACTGATGATAATATTGCAGGTGTAGTAGAGGTTTATGATAGTGAAGGTAATAATTGGGCTGAAGTAGATTATTTGGCTCAAGATTTAGTTTTTGATGGCATTAAAAATACTAATACAAATGATCCCAATAATTTTGCTAATAGTAATGATGCACCCTATATACTAAAAACAAGATCAACAAATAGAAGATTTGTATCTAGATTTACATCACCAAACATATTACAAATTCAATTTGGATCAGGTCAACCAAATTTAGTAGACGAAGAAATTATTCCTAATCCCGATAATGTTGGTATAGGCTTACCTTTTGAAGAGGATAAATTAACAACGGCATTTTCTCCAACTAACTTTATTTTTACAAATTCTTATGGTATTGCCCCTTCTAATACAACAATATCCGTTAGATATTTAGTTGGAGGTGGTACAGAAGCAAATATCCCTTCTAATACTTTAACAAGAATAAATGCAGGTGATGTTGTTTTTGCAACTTCACAACAAGCTGATGCTAATGAAGCACAATACGCTTTTAATTCATTAGTTGTAAATAATCCATCTGCAGCAAGTGGTGGTCAAGATGGTGATACTATAGAAGAAGTAAGACAAAATGCATTAGGACAATCTAATACACAGTTAAGAAATGTAACAGCTGATGATTATTTAATAAGGGCTTTAAGTATGCCAGCAAGATTTGGTGTTATTTCAAAAGCAATAACAATGAAACCAAATCCAAATAACCCAGATGCTACATTATGTATTTATGTTTTAACTAAAAATAATGTTGGTAATTTAGTAACGGCATCTGATACTTTAAAAACAAACCTTCAAACCTATCTAAACCAATATAGAATGATTGGTGATGTTTTAGATATTAAAGATGCGTATGTAATTAATATTCAAGTTAGATATGAAATTGTAACTTTACCTAATTATAATAATAGTGATATAATATCTTTATGTAATTTAGCTTTACAAGATTATTTTAATATAAGTAATTGGCAAATTAATCAACCAATTATTTTAAAAGATTTAAGTGTACTTTTAGATAATATTGAAGGAGTGCAAACAGTACAAAATTTACAAATAAATAATATAGCAGGAACAAACTCAGGATATTCACAATATGCTTATGATATCAAAGGTGCAACACAAGGTGGTATAATTTACCCATCATTAGACCCTTCTATTTTTGAAGTAGCTTATCCAGGCGTAGATATAGGTGGAAAAGTTGTTTCACTTGGAGCTGGTAGTTATGTTGTAGGTGGTGGTGTATCAGGAGTTGGAAGCTATTAAATAAAAAATTATGGCAGTATATAAATTATTTCCTTTACAAGATGCTTCAGTTTATTCATTTTATCCCTTTATGAATACTGGGATTGATTCAATAATTGAAGCAGGAAATATTAATGTTAATATTAACCCCGTACCTCAGGTATTTAGATATTTAGTTGAATTTGATCAAGTTGAAATAAATAGTGTTGTTGACAATATTGTTGGTGGCGCTCAATTTTCAAGTAGTTTAAGAAATTACGTAGCAAATGCTCAAGGTATTCAATTTGACACAAATCTTGAAATTTACCCTATATCAGGTTCTTGGAATAATGGAACTGGAACTTATTTAGACGTACCTATTACTACAAACGGGGTAAGTTGGAGATCTATGAGGTATTCTGGATCAGGTGGTGGATTATGGGAAACGGATCCTAATCAATATGATACTTATGTAACAGCATCTTGGTCTGGTAGTGATAATAAAGGAGGTTGTAATTGGTATACTGGTTCTTCTGATACCAATGCACAAATTGAAGTAACACAATCCTTTACCCTTCGTTCAATTAAGGATCTTAACGCTAATGTAACTGACATAGTTAAAACTTGGTACTCAAGTTCTAAAGGAATAGCTGGAACTTATACTAATATTGAAAATAATGGTTTTATAGTTAAATGGGAGGATGCACTTGAATTTGTAACAAATGATAACTCTCAACCAATAATACAATATTATTCCGTTGATACAAATACAATTTATCCACCACAACTTGAAATTAAGTGGAATGATCAATCGTTTGATACGGGTAGTTTACCACCAATTCAAACAACTGATTTTTATGCAGCATTAGATAGCAACCCAGGAATATTTTATAGTGAAAGTATAAACAGATTTAGAATTAATGTTAGACCAGATTTTCCTGCAAGAACTTTTCAAACTTCTTCAATTGATACTGTAAATCACTATTTGAATAGTAGTTCTTTATATGCAGTAAAAGATCTTGATACAAATGAATTTGTAATTGATTTTGATTCGGAATTTACAAAAATAAGTTGTGATTCAACTAGTAATTATTTTGATATTTATATGAATGGGTTGCAACCCGAAAGATATTATACTATATTAATACAAACTACTATAAGTGGAAGTACTATAGTAAAAGATGATAATTATAACTTTAAAGTAGTTAATGGATAATGGCTGAAGAAATACTAAGAAGTGAAAAAAACGTATACGAAAAAACTAGTTACGAAAAGACAATTGATACAAGCTTTTCGCAATTAGGTACTACAACTATTGCAGAAGATATTGATAATTCTCCTAGTACAAACGAATTTTTTACTCAATATAATACTTTATTTTATGATATCCCGGCACTTGGTGAAACTAACTCACATGAGTATTTAGCAAGAACAAGTGGAGAATATATAGATTTTCAATCTAATCAAGAAGAAATAGACGCTTTGCAAGCGGAAATAGCACAATTAAGAACTGATTTATTAAATGCTCAAATGGAAGTAGTAAAAACAGAATTATCAAGTTCTAATACTCCTGAGGCACAATCAGAACTTCAAAGAATACAAAGGGAGTTAGATGCTGCTAGTCAAAATACTACTAATACTGCAGAAAATTTATCTCAACAACAAAACACTTCAGTTAGTCCTGGAGGTGGTTTTTCAGGTGGTGGATCTGCGGGTTCAACAGCTGGTGGTGGTGGTAGCACTGGTGGAGGTGGTTCTACTGGTGGTGGCGGTGGAGGCTATTAAAAATAAAAAGTATGGAAGAAGAATTAGAAATTATTGTTAATCCTATTGATCCCGTTAGTTTTGAACTTCAAGGCTATAGTCCTGCTGATGAAAATTTACTTTTATCACAAAACCAGGATACTTCTTTTTCTGGGGAAACCGACTATATAGAATTTTATATCTATGATAGTACAGGTAACTATATCTACCCAAGAAATACAATACAATTAAGAGACTATTCTATTAGAGAAGGTAGTGTTTTATTGGATCCTTCTTCTAACTTATCAGATTTAGGTTTTGATATTGGTACTTTTAATATTGTTTATAATTTCTATAGAAGAAGATTAGCATCTGATAGTTTTAGTAATTATTACATATCAGAAATTTCATCTGATAGAAAAGAAATCCGTTTAGATAGTAATGTAATTGAAAATGGGGAGATGATTTCTTCAACAAATGACTTTATTGAATATAGAGATGCTTCTCCTTATTTTGTTGACTTTTATCTTAATTTTGGTAAAAATCAAACAATAATTGCCAATAATATAAAGTTAGAAGATGAAGAAACAGATAATCCAACTATATTAATTAAACTTTATGAACCACTTCCTGGTGATATTGATGTAAAAACAGAATTATGGGTTGGTGAAGTTATTTCTAATCCACAAGCTTACCAAGTAGAATTCCCAGTTATTCCTTTTGAAGAAGATGATTTTACATATTTAAAAGGACCAAATTATAGTTTAGAAGTTAGACAAGAAACGGCAACCTCTGGATTTTCTTTTGATTTTAATACTTTAATACAAAGTAATGTTACTAGTTCAATTTCACAAATTAGGAATTTATTAAATGAAAAAGAAATTAATGTAAATATTAATTACGAAAATTATGCTAACTTTGTTAATTTTTCCTCTGCTAAAACACGTTTAGAAAATTTTTACTATAAAGTAGGTTTAATTCAATCATCAAGTAATCAAATATCTAGCTTTCTTGAAACAGTAGATCAAACGGGTGGTACAATAGATACTACAGCATATAGTTCAAGTCTTGCCTCTTTAAATAATACAATTAATCAAACAATTGAAAATTTTGATGGTTATGAATATTTTTTATATTTTAATAGTGGTTCTGCTTTTTCTTATCCTAAATTAACTTCTACTCCACCTTATGTTTTAGCACCTTCACAAAGTGCAGTTGTTAAAACCTGGTTAGGTAGTACAGACCCTTCTTCTGCATTTTTTGGAGGTCAAATAACTTCTGCTTCGGATTATGATGATAATAATCCTGATTATTTGCTTAAGGCTATACCTGAATACTTAAGAGAAGATCCTCAAAATGAAGGATATGAGTTATTTGTTGATATGGTAGGTCAATACTATGATAATATTTGGGTTTATACTAAAGACGTATCAAATAAATTTGATGCAGATAATCGTTTAGATTATGGTATTTCAAAAGATTTAGTTGCTGATGCTATTAAAGATTTTGGTTTAAAACTTTATGCAAATAATTTTAATACTGATGATTTATTTACTGCCTTTTTAGGATTAACCCCTTCTGGTAGTACATTCCCAGTTACAAATATAACGGGAAGTATATCTGGTTCTTTAGGAGTAACTGGGTATGAGTACATAACTACTGAAATATCAGCTTCAAATGATATAGTTTCATTAAATGATACTCAAAAGCAAGTATATAAACGTATCTACCATAACATACCTTATTTACTTAAAACAAAAGGTACTGTTGCTACTATAAGAGCTTTAATTACTTCCTATGGTATCCCAGATACTATATTAAGGGTTAGTGAATTTGGTAGTAAAGATAGAAATGAATCACAAGATTATGATTTAAAACAAGATGTATTTAATTACATGATGGATACAAGACCAGATGGAAATTCTTGTTTAACTTCATCTTTTAATCTTAATGATGATTTTGGTGGCGGCTCAGTAGGTGCGGATGGTAATATTCACACTCTTCAATTAAGATTTAAACCTGCTCCTATACCAACTGCCTCAGCTAATGTTGCATCTTCGGATATAAGATATTCCCAATCGCTTTGGGTTTGTAAAAGAGATAGTGATACTACTGGTTCTATATTAGTATTAGAATACACCGGTTCTGGGTTCACTAGTGGTTCCTATTCTGGGTCTGTTCCAAGTGCTTATGATAATTATGGAACATTAAAATGGTTTCCTGCTGCAAAGGAACAACCTACAGTATCCGCTAGTATTTATCTTCCATTTTTTAATGGTGATTGGTGGTCTGCACAAATAAATTTTTCAACAGCTTCTGGAGCTTATACTACTACTTCAAATGGTGTAACAAGTTCTTTATTTGCTGCAAATCAAATAAATGGTAAAATTGGATGGACAGGATCAGATACTATACTTAATCATGATACACGAGATTGGAATAGAAGTGTAAGAGCATTTTTAAATACCTCCTCAAATCTTATACAATCAGGAAAGGCTTATCAACCATTTTCTGGTTCTTTTCAAGAATATAGATTTTGGAATCAACAAATATCAGAAAGTAATTTCCATGACTATACAGTAAACCCATTTTCTAATGAAGGAAATGGTGTTAATAATACACCTAATCAATTAGCATTTAGAGCTGATTTAGGTACTCAATTAAACACAGCAAGTAGAACTTCAATACATCCAAGAATAACTGGTTCAGCCGTTCAAATAACTGCTTCTTTTAAAGATGGAAATAGTGATTTTAAAATTGAAGATCCAACATTTAAAGTAAATGTGGAGGATATATTCCAAGATCAAGTACCGGCAGGAATAAAAAATAGGATAACAAATAAAATACAAATTGAAAAACATCTAATTGCCGAAGAGCCTTATGGTTTTCAAACAGCAACTTCATCAATAGCAACAACAGCAAGCTCTGATAATATAACCTTATCTGGGTTAAAATCTATTGAAACAATTTCTTACCAAAGTCAAAGTTATACTCCAAATGTTAATTATTTAGAAGTTGGTTTTTCACCTTCTAATCAAATTAATGATGATATTAATGCACAAATTGGGTACTTTAACTTAGGTGATTATATAGGTGATCCTCGAGAAGTATCCTCTTCTTTATATACCTACCCAACCCTAGATATTTTAAGAGATGCTTATTTTGAAAAATATATAAAAGGATATGATGTAACAGATTTTATTAGATTAATAAAATTCTTTGATAATTCCTTATTTAAAATGATTAAGGATTATGTGCCAGCAAGAACAAGTTTAGCTTCTGGTGTAATTGTAAAACAACATTTACTAGAAAGAAATAGATTAAGACCCGCTCAAGTAACATCTTCCTTTGAACAATATTCTGGTTCAGTAAAACCTTTTCCAAAGGATTATAATACAGGTTCTTTTGACCAACCTCAATATGCTTCCTCTGGTTCTGCAATTTATAAATTTACAGGTGGTCCAGGAGGTTCATTTAATAGATTTAATGGTTTATCAACCTATAATTTAAATATACTTAGAGTTAGTGGTTCTTATAATTTAAACTCTATTCCGGGAATAATTACAACAAATACATTAGATTTACCTGGTGGTGGTGATGATTTTGATTTTTTTGCTGCTACTTATAATGGTTTTTATGGTGAATTAGAAGTTCAAATTGCCCAGTTAATTGGTACAAATTCAGGTGGAGAATTAGAAAGTATTTCTATTTTAATTGCATCTGCGGATGCCGATTTCCCAGTAAAAGTTGGTGATACAATAACAATATTAGGTAGTACTTTAGAAGGTAGTGGAACTGGTGAATTAGTATTAACCCTAAGAAGTATTGATTTAGTAAATCATACTATTCAATCACCTAATAATAGATTCTTTTTAACACAAAGTTGGAGCGAATCAATACAAAATTCTGTTTTAAATACTACTTATTTTAACCAAAGTAGTTCGCAGTGGATGAGTGGATCATTTGTTGGATACAACAATCCTATACATTCAGATCAATCTGAATTTTATGATGGTATTTTTAGTGGTTCAGATTTAGTGGTTGTAACACAATCACTTAATGCTCATTGTGATCCCTACTTAAATATAAGCGATACACCAGTACAATATAAACCAATTTTCTTTTCATTCACTCCTTCCTTACAGGCTACAATAACAAGAGATACATTCTTTGATGTTAATAATGTACCACCTGCAGGGTTTGCTTGGATAGCATCAGAACAAACTGATGCAGGTAGATCAGGTATACAGCAGGTTGTTGCGGTTAAATTTAGTGATTTTGATGTTAATGGTAATGAAGTTGTTAATTACTTAGATGATTTTACGGACTTAAGAATTTTATTTTCTGATGCCTTTTTACCTTATGGTTCTGCAGCTACTGAATATGTAATAACAGGAAGAACAGTTTATGCTGATCATGTAATTTGTAATATTTCACAAGAACTTGGAAATAACTTTTTCCAAATAGTTGATGGGGTTGAATATATGCCTATTACAAGCTCACAGGATGGTGGTTCAAATAATTGGTCAATGAGAGGGGGTACTAAACAGTCTACAGGAGCATCAATCTCAGCCTCTTCAGATTTATTACAAACTAATACTCTTACAAATTATACTACAACAGGTCAGGAACAAATTATTAGTGTTTTTGATGGTGGGACTGATGGAACGGCTGCTAGTGAAGTAGATCCTTTAGGTTTCCTTAATACAGGTTCAAGAACTGTAACTGCGGCTGCTATTTTATCTAGTGGTTCCGAATACTTTTATCATGCAGCTTATGTACCAACTTATACACCAAATATTCCTTGGTTCTTTTCAGCTAGCGTTGTTTATAGTTCTTCTTATTGTCCTACTTGTGCCCAAAATACTACAGCTCTTGGAATTTACCACTCAGGTTCAAGTTATGAAGGTGGTGGTTTAACAGATCAAAATTTTGAAATAGGTACAGGTGCAACCAATAATGCTTCAGGATTTTATTTAAGAACAAACAGTGGTGCGGGATATAGCTCAGCTGCAAATGCTTATGCAGCTTCAACACCATCAGAAGCTGACCATGATACTATTATTTATTTTGATAATGGTGGTAATCAATCCGCTCAAATTACAAATGGTACTCTTATTTATGATGATACTTCCTTTAACACTGCTGCTACTATTCCTGATAACAAATATTATAAGGCAAGTAGTGATAATGGTGAGTTTTTTGTATTTTCAGTTGGGATATCGTTTACTGCTATAACAGCACAAAATGTAAGTTGGAATTCTCCCCCAACAGGTTTTGGATCTGGTAATAAAGATGCTTTGGAAGGTTTTATACAAACGATAGCACCTGGTTCTACCCTTTTCCGACCATCACCTTTTAGTATTGATTTAAATAGTGATGTATTATTTTATACACCTTCTACAGGACCTATGTATAATACACAAATACCAGGTAATGAAATAGTTGGTTCGGGTTCAATTGGTGGCCATCCAAAACTAAGAACAGGTGGTACTGCATCTTTAGACTTTAGATTCCCTACTTTAACATTAGGAGGGACACCACCTACATTAGACCCAGCTTCAAATGATATGGTACCATTATCGGGTTCAGC